CTGGTTAGTCAAGTTCGACCCTTCTGGTAAAGGCCTCTTCCTTGCACTATAATTAGGAATTAATTACGTTCCTAATGCTTATGTTTACAATATAGCATCAAAAAAATAAAAGTCAACCGTTTTTTGAAAAAAATGTGGATATTCAGTCAATAAAAAAGGGCGACATAAAGCCGCCCTTTTAAATTTTTGCTTCGCTCTCTATTATGAGAAAGAAACGTTGCTGATCGCTACTTCACCTAAGTAGTCTGCCGCATTACCTAGTGATGATGCAGTGTTTGATAACTCTACATAACCATATCTAGTCATGAAACTTACTACTGGCTCAAAAGTAGTTGGATCAAGAACAACGCCTGAAGACATCAACGGAATGTATGGGCAGTAGAACGCCGCCGCATCAGATTCTGATGCACCTTTGTAACCTACCAATACTGGTGTTGCGTCTGAGGCATATGTGTCAACGTATACTTTCATAGCACCATTTAACGTACCAACCATTTTGTTGTTAGTTGGAGCCGCAAATGCACCTTCAGTTGTTCTTGCGAACGCTGAAGTTGTTGCTGATTGAAGTACAGTTAAAGCGTGTGGTGATACTACTGCGTAGTTACCTGCGCCTCTTCTTGTACGTTGAGCGATCTTGTTCGCTACTCTGTTGATCAATACAGCCAAAGCCGCGTGTTCGTCACCTACGAATGTTGCCGTACCTGACACAGCAGATTGGTCGAATGTTTCTTCTGTAGCCGCTAATGCTCTCAAAGATGCTAAGATCTCTTGATCGATTTCAGCAGTAATTTCTTGGGCTAATGCCGCCATTACTTCTGCTTCGATGTCGATACCTTGCTGTGCTTGAGCGTCTTGAGCAGACTCAAAAGTCCATCTTGCTGATAACTTACGAGTTTTCGCTTCAACTGTTTGTTTCAAGATTTGGATTGATAATCTGTTACCTGCAGATCCTTCTAATGCCGCTGTTGCGCCACCTTTTGCCGGATTGCCGTCGTTTCCAGAATATGCTTCTGCGATCTTGAACGGTGATAACGCCTCTTCACCAGCAGTGGTTGTTGTTGCACCACCTGATGTTGTGTCAGCGTATCTTACTCTTAGAGTGTGGATTTGTCCAACTGGGCCAGTCATCGGTTGTACACCAACCAATTCGTTAGCAATCACAGTCGGCATAACCCGTCTGATTACTGGTAGAATCACTCTGTTCAAAGTTGCAACATTACCTGCTGAAGTGGCACCTGCCGTAGCGGCTTCGTTCAAATACGATCTTGTATTCTCTAAAGTCACTTCCATTACAGACTTCTGATTACCAGAAAGACCTTCTAGTAATGCTGTCTTTGTATCCTGCCAGCGAGCTTCTGTTAGTTCTGACATTGTTTTTTCTCCTTAATGTTATATCCCTGCAAGTCTTTTAATATCAACGATGTTACCGTTGAATTGACCCACGGGTTTACTAACTGTTTCTTGTTTGTCGCCTGTTATTTCTGTGCCTTCTTTCAATGCCTGTTTTTTCGCTGGAGAATTACCATTGATAACCGCTGGCATATACTTTTCAAATTGCTTTTGCAACTTTCCAGTCTCCACGCTCTCCAGTAGATTTGTCATTATATCTTTTTGTTCTGTATTCAACGGCTTTACCAAGTCGTTGATTACTTTTTCTCTCTCTGCTGATTCTTTTAGCGATTTGATTTCAGCCTCTTTGGCGTCAACCTGTGCCTTGAACTCTTCAGCAGTCTTTTTCGCTTCTTCCGCCTGTAGTTTTGTTGTGTCAACTACTTTTAGAAGTTTTGCTGTCTCACCTTTTTCGTTCAAGAAAGATTGTGAATATTCTTGAGCGTAAGATTCGTACAGTCTGCGACCAAAGTCGTTTTTACGAGCCGCGTCAATGTCTTCTCTCAATTGAGAAATTTCATTTTTCAATGTTTTCTCAACGATAGTAGTCACTGCTTCAGCACTCTTTGTAATGAACTTCGTTCTTACTTTTTCAAAGTGTGCTTTTGCTTCTCTGATAAGACGTACTTTCGTCTCTGCGACGTCTTGTTTGTCTTCGTTAAACTCTGCGATTTCTTTAGATAGAGCATCAACTACGAATTCCTCAAGTTTCTGGAAGTTTTCTGCCATAACTTTTTGGTCTGCGTGTAATTCGCTGATTTCAGATTTAAGTCTTTCAAACACAAAGCCTTTCAACTTCGCTGAATCTTCCTTCATTGCAATCGCATACTTGGCTTTTTGTTCAGCCAACTGTTTACGATCTTCGGCAAATTCAGCAATTTCCGCCTGTAACTTTTCATTAACCATAGCATCGATGGCTTCTACCATCTGTGCTTTGTCATGTTCATATTTCTTCGCAAATTCTTCGCGAAGTTCTGACGTTACTGCGTGTTTGTTTTCCTCCACTTTGGTATTCCAAGCGGATTCAATCTCTGCTCTGATCTCTTCTGAAATTGCGTTGTTTTCGAAGAGTGATTTCAGTGCATCTAACATTTATTTTCTCCTACTATTTGAGTCCGTTGATTATGTTAACCAACGCCTCTTTTAGATATTTTTGTGCCTTTGTGTCCCTTGCTGTTTGTAACGCCTTATATCCACCTTTAGAATTCATTAACTGTTCGTAGATTGGAGTTGGATAGGCTCCTGGTGCACTTGGTTGTGCAACAACATCTACTGTAATAATTTCAAAATCTGATACTTGTCCGGATCCGTCTTCTTTAACATTACCAGATCCCCTACTAGAAACACCAAGTTTAACTCCGCTTTGTAGCATTGTTTCAACTAGTTTTCCCATAGGGGTCGGTAATATTTTTAATTTTCCGTATCCGTTTGGACCTTCCATCCACATATCTGTTAACATATGGCTGACTCTGTCCAAATTAATGTTAAGACCTTCCGGATGATCAACTTCGCCTAACACTGAATATCCACCAGTTATTTGGTCGTTAAGTGTGCTGACAGCCCTACTGATCTCACTCACGGGATATACTCTCTGGTTAGCGTTCTTCACACCACCTTGTATACAAATACCCTTCATGTAAAGGGATTTTCCGTTGTTTTCATCTTTGGACTCAACGACTATTTTTGCTTGGTCGAAGGTCAGCGTCTCACGTAATGATAACATCCTTTATATCCTAACGGTTATTAACTGCCCAATGTTGACTTTGAAGCAGAACCGTCATCATCTGCTTTAGTCTGAGCCTTTGGTGCCGCACTCATTTTAGCCTTTGCACCTGGTTTGTTAACATTGCCTGCATCTTCTTCTTTAGCCGCTGGTGCTTTAGAACCTGCTTCTTCACCACCTTGTGCTATATTGCTTGAAGATCCACCCATGTCATTTTTACCAGCAACTGGAGATTTAGAATTATCTGAACCGTCAGTGTTTGATGCACTTACTTTGTTCACATACTCTCTAATTTCTTCTGTTGCAGTTTTTGGTGCTTCTTTTGACTCAACTGCTGGTTGGTCACCAAGTTCGGGAGCAACTTCTACTTCTCCCTCTGCTGATTGATCTGCGATTGCTTCGTCTTCTTTCTCTTCGTCGCCTTCAGAGTCTTCGTCGTCGCCTTCGCCATCTTCCTTGTCTGACATCATTTTTTCAAATTCTGCTTTAAGGTCATCAATAGCATCTTCTAAATCAACAACTCTGTCTTCGATGTCTTCTTCACCGTTTTCATCGTTGCCTTCTTCGCCTTTGTCTGCTTCGATATCACCGATCATATCATCAGTTGCATCTCCACCGTGTGCTTCTGGCGAAATTTGTTGCTCAGCAGGGATTTCAGCAGTTTCTTCTGCTTTCTCTTCTGCTTCATCAGTAGATACTTCTTCAACTTTGTCTTCTGCTTTTTCAGAATCGTCTGCTTTTTCTTCTACAGCGTCTTCTTCTTTTTCAGAAGTTTCAGTTTTTTCTTCTACAGCATCTTCTTCTTTTTTAGAAGCGTCTGTTTTCTCTTCTACTGCTTCATCTTTTTTATCTTCTTTGGCTTTTGCTTCAGTTTTTTCTTCTGTTTTTTCTTCAACTTTAGCATCTTCTAAATCGCCTTCAAGAAGATTTTCATAAATCTCTCTTGATTTTTCTACAACAATGTCGTGGAATAACTCTTCTGCGCCTTGTTTGTCATCGGCTACGAGTTTTTCTAACATTGCTTCGAACTTATTTTTTTGTTCTGACATCTGTTTTTCCTCCGTAAGTTAAGATTATAGTACTGTCAAATATTATTTAGTTTTAATTAGTCAAAACGGTAGGTAATAGGCCCAAAATGGCCCTGTTTATGGCAGGTTGTGTGTATTCTTGAACTCAGAAATAGTAATCTCACTGTAATTCGCGTATTTGTGTAAATCTTGCGCCTTGAACGTCGATTTACCATCTCTGACTACACGTATATATCTCTTTAGTGGATTTTTCTGCAGAATAATGCAAGTTTGACGCATCCAATTACCGTGGTAGGTTGCAACGTCTGTGCTTTTCTTGTAGTTCTTAGTGTCGGCATATAGGTTGTTTAACTTGCCTTCCCTTGTGCCAACGAAGTCCCAACCCAATAGATATAGTCTTGTGTGGGCATTTTTAGTGGCAAGGTGCAAGGCAGTTGGTCCAGAACTCCAACCAAGGGGTGGTGAAAAGTAATTCAACTTCTTAAACTTCTTAAAGGCTCTGTTTTCGTTGGTCCATACCGGCTTTTTGTATTGATAGTTCTCCCCACATATCTCAAATATCATCTTGGCATCAACAGCCACTAGATAATCGGGATCAAACTCTCTGAACACGGCATTGCAGGCATATATTTTGCCATAATCTCGCAATGGTTCTAAGGCAATTCCTTGCCTACTTGTGCCGTTGCCTAGCACAAATGCTGTTGACATGGTTAAATCTCTGCTTGTTGGTCCGCAGAATACATTTTTCTGATGAATTCTAATTCTTTCTCTTGCTCTTCTTTATGAAATTCGCCTGCCATTCTGGCTCTGTTGATCTGCTTCAGTGTTAATCTTGTCTTACGTGTATCATCTTTTGACACAATAGATTGGTCATCGCTTGGAGAATAACCTTTGTTCTCTCCATTCTCCAATGTATTTTTATCGAAATAAAAAAGTTCTCTCAGTATCATGACAATATTTATGTAGTAGGAGGAGTTTGTCCACCAGTGCCGCCTGTTTGATCAGGTGTTGGTGTTGCTGTACCAGTACCACCTATTGGTGATTGTCCGCCTGCAGGTTCATCTCCTGTTTCTGCTTCTTGATCTACGTTATCTAAATCTTGTTGTATGCCTGCTCCACTGATTCCTGCACTTCTCAATTCGCCTGTGCTTTCAGTAGGTCTAGCACCTAAAGTATCATCATTCTCTTCTCTCCACAGTCTTTCATTTTCAGCCATTTCTTCTTCTGTCAAGCCTAAGAATCTCATTAATGCGTAACGTTTGCTTACGTGTGGCACTGCTGACAACTGTGTAAATGTTGATATTCTTTGATTATCTAGTTCTGCTTGTCTGTATGATGCAAAATTCATTGGTGGTTGCATTTTCAAATCAAACATTGATGTATCAATATTGATTCCTTTTTCTAACAAGTATCTTTTAAATTCTTGATTAAACTCTTCTACTATTAAGTTTTGTAATCTTTCGCAATATTTGTTAAATCTCAACTCTTGGATGTATGCTGTGCCCACTCTACCGTCATTGTATTGACTGTTTGAATCATCTGCTCCTGTTGGCAAGTATGAACTTGGTATTCTTAAACCTCTAAACAATTTATTTGTAAAGAACTTGAGGTCATCAATCTCGCCTAAGTTTGTACCACCAGGCAATGTTTCAACTTTAGAACCCCTACCTTCAGCAGTTTGCGGGAAGAAGTAATCTTCGTTTGTGGATAATGGATTGTATGCTGAATCAATTACACTTGTTCCGCCACCTGTTGCACTTGGAATACGTCTTTGGTGAATTTCTGTTTTAACTCTTTCAACAAACTGCATTGCAAGGTGACTTGGCATATTACCAACGTCAATGTAGAACACACGTCTCTCGGGTGCTCTTTGTGTTCTGTAAATTATAATTGCGTCTTCTAATAATTCTTTTTGTTTAAACACTTTAAACACTGCTTCAAGCAATGAATTACCAAATGGGAAATTGTTATCTAATCCTTCAGACAAACTTAAATGTACAACGTGTTCAGAATCAACTGCAATTTCTTTCATACCAGTTGAAAATCTTGATCCAGATGATGTTGCGTAGTCATGACCACTTGCTCCTACGTAACCTCTTGCACCGCCTGTCAAATATCCAGAGCCACCACCTGTCACATTGCCTGTTGTTTGATATGGTGTTGTTGCAACCATGTTTTTGAAATTAAAATTTATATCTTTAACAATATATTGTTCAGGAGTTTTGCCTGTGCTTTCATTAACAATAATTTTTGTTACTTTTGCAGGATCAACATGGAACCATTTTTTAGTTTCAGGATCTCTTATAAAAAATGCATCGCCATACTTGAACACATTACGTAAAATTTTAAACATTCTTTTGTTGAAGTCATTCATTTTACACCATTGTTGCAGGTATTGTTTTAATATTTGCACTTCAGAATTAGTTGCTCTCTGTTTGAAATGCATTTTAAATACTGTGCTGTTGTTAGGATTTTGCTGACTGCAAAATTCTGCAAGTATATCTAAAGCCGCATTGACCTCAGAATCTAAATCCATTGTGTTGTATTGTCCGTATCTTTCAATCCTGTTTGGTGAACCTGTGTACACATCTGGTAGATATGATGAATAATTTGTTCTTGCCGGACCGGCTGTACCAGATGCTGTTGATCCCATTGGTGATGCATTACCTGTGACATCTGTGCCTACTGGGACTTGCGTAAAATATCTTTTCCAACTCATTTTTTATCCTAAGTATTGTAAACGTTTGAATTAGTAGTTTTTCTTGAAATATTCTTGTTACTATTTGCTACGTCTTCCATTACCACTTTAATTTCTTGAAGTATTGTACTTATCGCATCGAGTTTATCTTTGTTAGTTCTTCCGGATGATGTAATTGCTCCACTCATGCTTGTATTCACTTCTCTAAATGCTCCTGCTAATTCTTCTAACTTTGTAGTATATAACGATAATTTGTCTTTGTCAAGATCATCTAGCGCCTGAGACATACTTTTGGCATAAGTTCTTAATCCTGATACACCTTGTGCCAAATCTCCACCATTGGCTACTCCTGATACCATAGCCATTACCATTTTCTTTGTGGCATCTGCCACTTCTGATAAGTTTTTACCGTCTACATTGTTGAATGTCTGTAACCCTTTACCAATTGCGGCAATACCTAAACCAGCACCTGCACCTGATAAACCTAATAGTGCACCAATACCTAAACCAGCAAACGCACCGCCTTTTGCTACTGCCGGGCCTGCCTTGCTTAAAGCCGATGCTCCCACAACTGCTTTTGTGGCTCCGCCGCCTCCAAGCGTTGGCATAAATTTGCTCATGATGCCACCTACGCCGGAGAATGCTAATCTTAATGCACCAGCGGCAACTTTCAAGGCACCAAGTGCAAGAACTGCCGCACCTAAACTGCCTACAAAACTGACCACTGCATTTTCACTGTTAATTAATCCGGCAGTTAATCCAGACACTAATTTTGCAATACCACCTAACACGAAACCAAGCACTTTTAATGCCGGCATTAACGCAGTTATTAAAAAGTTTTGAATGTCTTTGAGAGAATCTTTAAAGCCTACAATTTGATTTGACATTGCCTTCATTGCTTCTGTCTGTTGTTTTTCAACTTTGTTTCTTTGTAAACCGAACTTGGTTTGATCAAACATTTGCACATTGGCTTCTAGGGTGTTAATACCCAAAGTTGATAAAAGTCTACCTTGTGATTGGAAACTACTGCCCAACGCTTGTGAACGGTTTGCTGTTTGTCTTACTATTGCCTCAAATTCTGCCACAGTGCCTTGACCATTTGCCACACGTCTGAAAAACTCCATTAAATTAGGATTAAGCCTTACTAAACTTT